GGACCCAGCACTTCAATTCGCTGTTCCAGCGGACCCGAATGTAGGTTCCATCCACCTGATTGGGCGGAATCAAGCGATGCCAGGATCCGTATTCTGCATCGGATGCAGGCTCGCACGCCTCCGCAGGCCCCGCCGGGGGTGAAGGAATTCTGGGAGTCCCCAGCAGTTGGAATCCCTTGCCGACCACGAAGGCGAAGGCGGTGGGATTCCTGTCGATCTCCGGCATCTCAAAGAGCGGTGTCATCAGTCATTCTCCACCAGTCTGGCTCTAAAGCTGTCGCGGTATAGGCCCGTGTCTATGAAGGAAGGACGGCCCGGCATCCGGCTTCTACCGTAGCGAACGCCCAGAATAGAGGCGTTCGTCGGAACTCCGGTGCGCTGCCCGTCCATCTCCTTTCGATCCAGCATCTTCTGAAACCGCTTCTGGATGCTGTTCAGACCATGCTGAACGTAGTTGGTCCGGCTGCCGCGCCCGCTCGACGGGCGCGCGTCCAAAATGTCGATCCCGGTGAAGATATCCTCGAGGATTTCGCCGAAGTGGCTCTCCACGAAGAAATCGACGATCTGGTACTTCTCCTCGAGAATGTCAGACAGCCGGGCTGTCGTCATGTTCCCTTTGCGCAGACGCCGCGGAGCGGTCTTGCGCCCCGCTGCGATGAATGACGCCCGCCGATTGTAGGGGACGTCCAGGAAGCCAAGTTCCAATTCCATAGTCGGCTCCTACGTAAGGTCCACGATGGTCGGTCCGTACTGCTGGGCAATCGCCATGTAGGTGCGTCCCCACGGCGTCTTCAGGGTCTGCAGATCGCCCATGGTCATGTTCTTGAACCAGTCGGGAACGGAGAAACTCACGCTCGTAGTCACGTCCGACGAGAACGTGACGACGCCGGGGACGAACGAGTCCACCTTGAACTTCTCCCGCAGATACTGGAAGTAGGGCGTCGGCGGCTTCACGCCCGGATAGAAAAACGGCGGATCCACATCCGGCGTCAAGGTCACCAGCCGGTCGGCGGCAAAGTTATAGACAGCCAGAGCATACTGACTTGGATAGTCCAGACTGCCCACCTGTGGAACGATGGACAGGATGATGTTCACGACATCCAGCGACAGATTGTAGCTGGCGGGAATCCACCAGCTGTCATCCGGGAGCGCCCCGGCGGGCACTCCCATGTAATCGCGGACAAACTGGAAATAGCCTGTTGCCGGAGGCCCTGGAACACCCAGGATGGGACCGCTCATGAGTGTTCCCTCCTCTTGATGATGTGAGAGGTCGCGCCGTTGAAGCTCTCGACATAGGCAATGTCGAATTCTGATTCAGGGCCGACGCCAAAAACAGCAGAAGTTCCTTCGGAGTCTATGATCTTGACGTTGTATCCCATCGCATAAGGGACAACGTCTACAGACTTGCAGCCCACGATGAACGTGCGGTCATCGCGTTGATTTCGGAGCTTCAAGGTAAGATTCATATCGATCACCGCTGGACGCGCTTGCGGCTGAGCCGTCCGCCTTTCGACGGTGCATCATCAGCCCGGCGGGCGTTCGGATCGACATGCGCTCCGAAATCGAGAGTCTTGCCGACGGGATCCGGTTCGCCGCGCTCGGGAGGAACCTCCAGCATCTCGATGTCCAGCTTCTTGAGACTGTCGATCTGGCCGTCGATGACGGGATGGGCGGCGATGGCGGCATTGCGCCGCCGGACGTCTCCCTCGTTCGTCAGGAGCTCCTGATTGTGCTCCTTCGCCATGTGAATCATCTTGAGGGGAACTTCCTTCCCATAGGACATCAGATAGACGATTTGCTTGAGCGGCACGCGGTTGAACTCTTCGACACCGACGCCGCCGTAGATCGCCATCTGATCCATGATCACCTGCGCCTGATCGGGCAGAAGATCTCCCTCGATGGCGACTTGGCGTCCAGGCTCGATGACAACACGGCGCGAATTGTTCTGCCGGATGAATGAAGAACCTTCGGCGATGAAATCGCGCCGGTAATAGAACTCACGGCGTTGATGCGTGACGTTGGCGGCATATAAGCGCATTCTGTTTCTCCTTCTATGAAAGTGAGCCGGTTCGCACGGCCCTCCCGGTAGACTTCCGGGTAAGTCGCCCCCAGCAGGGGAGCCTAGGGCGCCATGCTGATCAGAGTGACGGCCTGCCCGCGCGGCACGAAGCCGGGCGAGATCCGCCATTCCGTGACCATATCGGTCGCTCCGGCAGGGAGCGGAGAGATGAGCTCGGTCGGAGCCGCCTTGTCGCTGTACTGCGTGACGCAGACGCTAGAACTCGGCGTGACACCGGCGAAGGAGTTGGTGCTGATGCCGTCCGTCGGCGGCTGCTCCACGCTCGGCATGTCCACGATGACGAGATCGGTGCCTCCGGCTCCGGCCCCTTGCAGAGTGTCATCGTAGCCCCACGTGACGCGATCCCCGTTGGCTTGAAGAACCGCCTCGAAGGTCTCCTTGGTGCTGGCCGTGCCCGCGCCGATCCGTTGATACTGCGAGAGCTGGACCACGTTGTACTCGAATTGGCCCAGGATCCGCTGAGGCCCGACGATGGAGATCTTCTTGCCCATGCCGAGCTGATAGGTTCTGGACTTGATGGCGAGGACGATGCTCATGAGATAGAACGCCATCTCGCCGTTGTCGTAGGTGCTGGCGGTCGTGTGACCGAAGCTGTCCGCGGGGAGGTTGACCGCGGTGACGTTGGGAGCATTGATGATCCCCTCGCCATACTGCGGCTTGCCGCCGAACAGGCAGAAGTCGCGCGCAAGCTGATAGTTGGTCTGGCGGAGCGCCTGCCGGTATCCTTCCGGCACCGCCAGTCCCCAGCGGGCACCGGCGGCGACGTCATGGTGATCCCATTCCGCGCGGGTGCGCAGAAGGTAGGTCGGCGTGCTGATCATGTTCAGCGAGAGGTCGGCACCGGGGAGCTCGTTGAATGAGCTTGCTCCGGAGGCGGCCTTGCCGCGCATGTTCAGGGTCCGCATGTAGACGAGCAGATCGTCAGAATCCAGCTTGTTGCGCATGGATTCGTTTTCCAGCAAGTCGATGAAGGCCGACGTCTGGTTGATCTGCACGAGGAGATCCGGATCGTGAAACGCCGGATTCAGTGTGAGGAAGGCTGAGGCTTCGAGTGCCATGGTTCATAGACTCCTGAAAGGGCTTGGATGTTCAGATCTGGATGACGGCGCACGCACCGTTGAAGTTCCAGGTCGCGACGAGATTCACCGAGTCCCAGGCGACCGTGATGTTGCCGGACGGCTGAACTTCCAGGACCGTGCATGGAAGTGCCGAGTTGGCACCAGAGCCCAGCGTGGCAGAACCGCCGGTGATGGTCGCCGTGCCGTTCCCGATCGGACCGGCCAGCGTGACGGTGGTTCCCGCCGTCGGCGCAATCGCCGTGTAGGTCCCGTTCAAGCTGTTGAATGCGCCGGTGCCCGTCAGAGACGAGATCGTGACGGCATCGCCGGGACCGAAGGTGACCGGCGCGGACATTGTCAGCGTGATGACGCCGGTGGCGCTGACATAGGTGCCTGAGTTGATCGTCAGCGCAGCAGCGATGAACGGCACCAGGAGCTGGTTCACGAAGTCCCAGGACACCTGTGTCGCGATCGGGGACCCGTAGAGGCTGGCCAGGATCGGATCGCAGGCGACGGCGATGCGGGCATTGGATCCGAAGGCATAGGCGTTGACCTGCTGCCCCGAGACCGAGATCGGCACGGTGTTCTGTGGCGTCGTGACCATCGAGTAGTTCTGGTCGAAGACGGAGAAGCCTTGCAGCCGCTTGGCCCCGGTGAGGCTGTCGGCTCTGCCCATCTTGGTTCCGAAGGCGACGTTCGGCTGACCGGCGACGCCTGGGATGTTCATGTAGACGCCGACGCCGCCCCACATCGGAAGCGTTTCGTTGGCGTCCAAGAAGCCGCCGCGGAGGCGATTTCTGGCAGACGGATCCGGATAGGCGGTGCCCTGCTTCAGACCTTTGGTCTGAGCAGTGAACATCCCCTGCGCCGCCGTCACGATGTACGGATTGTATGAGAGCACTGCAACCATTGACTTGTCTCCTTGAAGGGTTCGGATCTAGTGCGGCGATCAGCTCTGTGAGCCCGGCACCATGAATTTCTTGGCGTGGTTCTGGACGGGACCGGCGAACCGGGACATCCACGCTTTGGAGCTGCCCTCGAACGTGTTGATCCTGTGACCGCTGTCCAGGCGTTGCGTCCGCATGACAAGAGCGCCCGGCTCGATGCGCGCCGGTGACTTGGCGTATTCCTCGGCTTGCCGGAAGATCTCTTCCGTCACGAGATCGAAGGTCGTGCTGTCGGCGGCGACGACCGAAAGCTCCGAGTCCTTGTACTTCGTGTGCTTCTTGAGATCCGCCGCGAGCTTGCGGTGGAATTCCAGGAGCCCCTCGCCCGGCATCAGGCGCGGCATGGACTCGCCGAGCGCGACGTAGATGCTGTCGCACCGCTTCGAGAGCTGGCCGATCTTGACGAGATCGGCGTCCGACACCGGCTTGAGCATCCCCTGGAGCCGGAGGACTTCCTTGCGAAGATCGGCGCTGTCCTTGCGATCCATGATGATTCCCTCTCCGGCATCTGCCTTCTTGTCCTTGTCGTCGGCGTCGGCCTTCTTCTCGGGGAAGGCGTCTGCCTTCTTGTCCTTGTCTTCCTCGGCGTCGGCCTTCTTGTCCTTGTCGTCGGCATCCGCCTTTTCTTCCTTGGCATCTGCCTTCTTGTCCTTGTCTTCCTCGGCGTCGGCCTTCTTGTCCGGGAACTCGTCAGCCTTCTTGTCGGGGAAGGCATCGGCCTTGGTCTCCTTCTCCTCGGCCTCCTCGGCGTCGCGGCGATCCTTGCGTGCCTTGTCGGTGATGATCTCCTCGTCCATCGCGCCGGTCGCGACGTGCATCAAATCCGAGCGATAGATCTTCTCCTCGCTGTCGTGCCGCTCCTGATAGGAACGATTGGTCTCACCGGCGACCCTCTTCGAGAACTTGAAGCTGTCCAGGCGGCGCTGGGCTTCCTTCTTCAACGTCTCGCTGTGACGCTTCTCCACGCTGTCGAGCCGGGAGTTGAACGTCTCGATGCTCCCCGTGATATTGCCGAGCGCCTTGGTGATCAGATTGTTCTGATCGATCAGGGTCTGCAGCTCCTTGTTGTCCATGCTGTCTCCTCTTGAAATGTTGATGCCTTGAGGTGCGCCGTCCTTGTCCCATACGCCCTGCCAGCAGACGGCGAGATGATCTAGCAGTGTCGGCTTTCCTTCGAGCATGAAATTGGAACCGTCCCGGAGCTTGCCCGCGACATTCACCGTGGGATCGTTCCACGAGACTGCCGGAGAAGTGGAAAGCTGCTCCTCCGTCATGATCTTCGCGGCAGCCTGATCCTGGATGCGGGCAATCGCCCACACTTCCTCGCCCTTGATGTAGGGGAGAGTCAGGGCTCCAATCGTTCTCTTGCGATATTCCTCCGTGGTGAGAGTAGAGGTGTCCGGATGTTCCAAGATAACTGGAACGGCATTGACCCGTTCGAGGAACTCCGGGTTGAGATAGATCGAGGGTTCTCGCCAGACGCGCTCTTCGTCGTAGACGATATCTCCTTTTTCGTCCCGCTTGGCAGAACGGAAGGCTTCGCCGGTGCCCGTGACCCGCACGTCGAAGAACGTGATGGTCTCGAAGGTCTGCGGAGATGTGAGCTGCCCGTCGCGGACAGCCTTCGCCACGCAGAGTTCATTCCAGTCGGGAGCCAGCTTGTTCAAGGCAACGGCGCAACCGGGATGAAGTCCTTCAGGCGGCTGGGTGGGAGGCACCCAGCAGAACGCAACATGCTCGGCGTCTAGAACCGGCACGAATTCCTTGACGTCCCTCGCTATGAATGTGGTGAAGTCGACAGAGTCGATTGCGTTGTCGCACGCAATCCGTCTCGCCCATTCCTCGCAACGAGTCTTGGGGAGCTTGCACCCTGTCTCTTCCTCTGTTTCGCGAATAGCGGCGGAGCAGCAGTCTTCGCCGATTTCCAGCTTCCCGCCTGGGAAGCACCACGTTCCAGGCAGATCTCCCGCTTCAGATCGTTGAAGGAGGAGCACCCGCCCTTCGGTGCTGAGTAGTAGAATGCCCGCAGCTTGGATCACTTTTCGAGCCTCTTGAGACGAGAGCTAACAGTGTATAACGTCCCTGTGAGGCTGTCGAGCGCATTCTTATGGGACGCCATATCGCCGCGGATACGGGCTACTGCGTCCATCAAGGTGGCATCTGCGGCAACGTCGCCGACCACCGTCACTTCTCCTTCGTGGAATTTTATCTTCTCCTGAAGCTCCTTTCTCTTGGCAGGGTCTCGTTCGTCTTCGAGCATCTTGCCGAGCTTCTCGGCTTCGGCCTTGTGCCCGGCAGAACTCCGGTCTTGCGCCTCGGCATCGGTTCCCGTGATGGTGCCCGCCTTCTTGCTGGCGTAGAACACATTCTCTCCTTTCTCGGCACCGTATTCCTTTTTCATGTTGGCAAGGATCTCATTACCCTTGGCCGTCAACGGCATGGCTTCCTCCATGGTTTGGCAGACGATGGAAATGACTCTATTCTTCGATCAGCTTCCGCAAATAGTCACAGGGTTCGGTCACCGAAAGAAACTTGCCGTCGGTCATGGTCACGATGCAGCGTACACCCTTGACGATAAGCTCGTTGGACAGTCCTTCAGATTCTTTGGATGGATAGAGCTTCGTGATGAACGCGGGATTGACATAAACCTTTGCGCCGTCAACCGTCGTGACGGCAATCAGGAGTGTTGCAATGAATATCATGGTCGGGACTCCCTTACCAGACAATAGCCGTGAAGCGATGATTTGAAGAAATCGCATTGGCCTTCACCTGCACGCCCTCATGAAGAATCGGCAGTTGGATGGTCTCGCCGGGGCGGATCTCAAGAGTCGTGCATCTACGGTTGATGCAGCCCGGCGTATTCACGAAATCAAGGAACAGACTGCTCTCGGCGTTAGACGGGTTCTGCACGTAGCCGCCGCGGATCGGTCCGGTCACGACGACCACCGCTTCTCCTCCGATGGAGACAGAAGTCTTGGGAGCTGCCATCGGCTTCCGGGGGAGAATATAGACTGCGCCGTTCTGCGACATGGGAACCCTCTTGTACAATTCTGCTTGTGTTCGGGCACGCGGGCGGGCACACTATAAGGTGCCCCAAGTGGCGGGGCGTTAAATGGAGCAATGCAATGTCTTTAGACACCGAATCCGATATTCCAGACATCAGCAAGGACTTCCGTCTGCTGGTAAGAGCCATGCGAGAATTCTGCTCGGGGTTCCTCCAGAAAGAAATGCCCTTGAACATATTCATGGAATCTATAGCTGACGCCTACAATGACCTGAAGAGGCTCCTAGACACCACCGAATCCCTCCGAAAGTCCGCCGGCGACTGCGATCTGACGGACCATGAAGGCGAGCAGCGGTTGCGTGTCCGGGTGATCAAGGTCTACGTCGAGGCATTCCTGGAGAAGGAAATAACCCTGTTCCGTCAAACGGCTGCGATCTACAACATCATAGAAGAAATAACAGAAGCCGAAAGCCCATCCAAGAAGTCGCCGGACACGGAGTGACCCATGGCCAGCAAGAGCAACCGAATCTCTTTGCGGGAACTTCACATCCTGTCCGCGATCTTCGCGCGCAGCAACATGGGCATGGGACACCCATCCAAGAAAAAGGTCGAGCGCCTCAAGCAGATGGCAGACTGCCCGGCGGTAGACACGTGCGTCATCGACTTCTGCCAGCATTTCATGGAATCGGACTTCCATGAGAAGGTCTTCAACCAAGAAGCGTGGTCCTGGGTCAAGTCCCTGCGCAAGATGAGACGGACGAAGATCGCCGAGGCATGGCCGGACATCGCCTATCTGTACTGGGAACCGATGGAAACCTACAAGGTTCCTGAAGGAACGAAATGGCCGAGCGACATTGACTAGGACTGTGTAAACTTCAGCTGGCATCCGGCAATCCGCCGGGCTACGCTTGGCGTGCCAATTCGGCGAAGGAGAAAGCAATGACAGACGTTAAGAGCTACCGCCCCATGGTCCTCGTGAGCGATGAATGGGTGGGCAACGCCCTGAGATTCCCCACGAAGGAGGAAGCGCAGGACAACGCCGACAACCTCAAGGGCAAGTGGTTCGCGGTGATGGAGACCCGCGTAGACCCGAGCGACGAGGAGCCCAACTACCGCTGGGGCGGCCCGGACAAGGGCCTGATCACCATCGAGAAGTGACTCTTGCTCGTCAAGAGAACAGGCGGCCAGTCGGCGCACGTTGCCGACTGGCACTGGTGGATGTGGAAGCGCACCCGGATCTACTGCTGGTATGTTCTCCACGTCGAGGAATACGTTCGTTCACGCGAATCCTATTGGGAGGATGTCTGATGTTCTACATCCTTGTCGGCAAGAACCCCATGCCGGTAGAAAACAGTCTGACGTGGGGAAAATGGCTCGAGAATGCCCGCAAGACCGGTGAACGCATCGTCGGTTACTGGGAACACGAAGACATTCTAGTCTCAACCGTGTTCCTTGGCATCGATCACAACTTCACCGACGAAGGGCCTCCCATCCTCTTTGAGACCATGATCTTAGGCGGCCCCGACAATCAATCAATGTGGCGCTATGCGACATGGGAAGAAGCAGAAGCTGGGCACATGAAGGTCTGCAACGAGGTAAAAGCGAAGGAGACTTCTAAATGATCTACGGCGAGCAATGGGTGTGCGACCACTGCGGAACGCACAATTTCTTCCTGCGCAAGGTCTGCAGAGAGTGTAGACTCGTGCGCTCTATGGGATCTGAAACCCCGCTCGGCGACGACTATGAGGAAATCGGCCCGCTCGTCTGGGACGCGCTCGATGAACGGGTGACGCAGATAAACCCTGTTCCGAAGGAACATACCAGACGAATAGAGAACTTCCTGGTCTTCAAACTGCTCAGGAATTTCCCCGATTGGAAGGAGAAAAGGATCCGCCCGCATGTTCGCTCGTGGGTGAGGAGCAGCCTTGCCGAGAAGTGACTACTTCTTGCTGTCCCGGCGTTCGAGCCGGGCATTCCGCTCCTCGCGCGCCCGGCGGATGCTTTCAGCAGCACTGCTGAGCTGGACAATGGCCTTTTCGGCACTGTCAGCAGCGGACCAGGGATGCTGCTTTTTCACCGGGTCCAGCGTCTCGCCCTCGATGTCCAGTCCCGGTTGCGTGAAGTTCTCCAGCGTCTTGTAATTCAGGTTCAGCGGATTGCCGAAGAGTTCCTTCATCTCGTTGATGTTGTCCGCCACCCACTTCGCCACGATGACGAGATTGTCATTGTCGAGCTTCGGCAGGAACACCTGGAAGATAGCGATCAGCGCCTTGAGCTTCGTCTCGGCAATCAGGATGCGATCGGACTCCGGCTCCTGAATCAGCTCGGGCCACGTCGCTCGGAAGCTGTTCTTGAATTTCATGAATGCGGTGTCGAAATCGACGTCCTTGAAGTCGGGATAGCGTGCCTGAATCCCGACATACCACTCGGGAGTCCAGGCCCGCGCCATCACGATCGGATCGAGGAAGTCATACAGAGGCTGCATCGCCTTCCGCTCGGAGTTGATGTAGCGGCCCTGTTCCTTAGCATCCTCGGTGCCGTCGGCGAATCCCTGCGCGAAGCTCTCATCCGTCAGCATCTGGGCGGGCATCGGTGCGCCTGCCGCGATATCCTCGACAATATTCTTCCGCGCCAGCGCGAACGGCTCGCTGATATTCTTGAGATCCAGCGATTCTACGCTCTCCTCGACGCCCACGCTGACGACGTTGCCGGTGCGCGCCAGCTTGATGACGGCACGCTTCTGGTTGAACATCGCCAGCATGGCGTTGGTGATGATGGAGCCCGCCTGCTTGAACTTGGCGATGATCGTCCCGGCCTTGACCGCGATCATGTCGTTCGTGATCATGGTCTGGATGAACGACTTCAGCGGATAGAGCGACCGCTGGTAGACCGAGCGCCCGGTGAATCCATAGGCCGACGACGTGTAGGAAATGTAGACCGGGAATTCGTTGAGCACCACACGCGCCTTCGAGCGGTGGAACGAAGATCCCTGCACGGTGATTTCCTGCGCGTGCTGGAAGTCCCAGGCCAGCGGGTTCTGGTTTAGGACCAGGGAACCGGCGGTGTTCAGAGGGTCGTAGACCTGGAGCCGAACCTCCTTCTTCCATAGATTCGCGATGTCCAGCGCCGTCTCATTGGGCTCGTCCTTAACCATCGCCGCCAGCGAGCAGATCCCGTAGACCTTGCTCTGCACCCGGCAAGAAAAGATGTTGCGGTCGCAGCCCAGCGCCGTCCATTCTTTGGCAAAGGCATTCTGGCACTCGTCAACGGGACCGTCGGCGACCAGCAGATCCCGTTCCTGGGACATGGCGATGCGGACCGGCTTCTCCACCATCTTCGCGCCCAGAGGGTGAAACTCGTAGATTTTCTTGCAGGTCTCGTAGGACGGCGACGAGCCCGGCACGATGTCATCGGACATCAGAATGGAAGTGAAGGCAGACCCGATCTGGGAATACATCCCCGGAACGTTGTCGCCGATTGGGGGAGGTGCTGCGCTCATGTAAACCTCATGTGGTCATCCAGTAGCATTATGCTACGTTTAAGGTGCCCCGGCAAGGGGCTTGTTCTATTCACCGTAGGAGAAGAAATGGCAACACGCATCACGAAACGCCTTGAACTGGCCAGAACAGTCGTTCGGGAACTGCTCGAGAAGAAAATCGACAAGGCACAAGCTCTCGAGCGGCTATGCTCTTCGGAGCTATTCGCCCAGAAAGCCAAGCTTGACCGAGAGTACGCCAAGGAGAAGCTCCCGGAGATAATCGACTGGCTGCTCGACGGCAGCTTGGATGCCGACGACACGACGGTATTCATCGCTTCGCATCTACAAGAATAGGAGAAAGAAAATGAACAAGAGAGTCGATAGAGTCGCCAAGGCGCGGGAAAAGCTGGGCATCCCCGCCGCGAACGCCAACCCGGTGAATGGCGGGTTTGACGCCTTTCCGCCGGTATTCTTCGAAGCCCTCGGCTACGAGATCCGGTACAGGGTCCACGTCGATCAGGCCACGCCCTACTATGCCCTGACCCGCGAACGCTTCTGGCGCTGGATGCACCTCAGCATCTTCAACCCGCAGCCCGCGATCCCGAAGCTGCCCTACCCGCTTCCGGCATCGCAGATACCCGAGTGGTTGGAAAAGCAGCGGACGAAGAAACTGCACTAGCCCGAACCGGGTGGAGGGCAGCTCAGGCTGCCCTCCCTTTTCGCTAGAGGAGCCATTATGTCCGGTCTGATAAAGGTCTTGCTCATCGGAGCGCTGGGTGGATTTCTTGTCGGCTATGTGTGCGGCGATCTTCTGGAACTCGATGCGTGGACCACCTATGTCTTCTCTGGAATTCTCGGACTTGGACTGGGAAGCATCTACTTGCACAGCCGTTGAGCGGTCCAAAGATCTGTAATATTCAGCTGGTTTCCTGCAACCCGCGTGCTATGCTATAAGGCTGCCCGATTTGCCGGGCGGCGTGTAGAAGGAGTCAGCCCATGACGGAAGCAGAAGATTCGCAAGTCAAGTCTACGCTATTCACCTGTCAAACTTCCTATCTGGGAATGCAAGAACAACCGCCCGCCAATCTGAAGTTCCCGACGTGGCGGGTGGAACTAATGGATGAGAACAACCAGCCGACCGACATCTGGGCCGAATGTTGGAATACCGGCTCGGGATGGAAGGTAGACTATCTACAGATCTTAACCGTCGATCTGACCGATGCGCTCTGTGTCTGCTACCGCAGTCTGCTGGACTATCTAAGGGACGGCAGACCGCTCGATGCAAAATTCAACTAGCGTTCCATGTTCCACGCTGCCATGCTGGCGGCACCCGGCACCTGCCGGGCCTGACGCAAGGAGAAATGTCATGAAGACCAAGTTGCTCTTGAAGGCCGCAGACATCGTCGAGAAAGTCCCCGACAAGGAATTCAGAATGGGATACCTCGACGCTTGCATCCTGGGCCATTGCAGATGGAAGCCGGGATTCAAGAAGCTGAACTACGACTTGGACGCCAAGAGAGACTATGTCGTGGCAGCGGCCCGATTCTTCGATATCTCGATGCATCAGGCTTCCATTCTGTTCGAGCCCAACTTCCTCAACCTCGGCCTCAACCTCGGCGAAGAAGCATCGCCGAAAGAGGCTGCCGCCTGGATCCGAGAAAAGGTCGCCGAGTGGAAGCCAAAGCCGATCACTCTGCCCGGCAGGGGAATGGCGTTGCTCAA